GTCAAATGGTCTCCGCCAACGAAAATGCTGTGATTGTGTTGAAGCGCATCATTGGAACGCAGCATACGTTCACATTCCGACAATGCGAGTGTGCTTACCGCGCCATCCCGTGCAGTAGTTTGAAATACGTTGCTTGGAATAAGTGAATACGTGGTTTTTGGCGGAAGAATTCGCGCAAGCTCGGCATAACTGAGTTCAACTCCGCGACTGTAATTCTGTCCGAGTGAATTGCGCATTACGAGTATAGATGATGTGTTTCCCGCGGCAGACGCGCCGGCGAATCTTACGACAGTTTTAATCATTGCTTTTGATGGTTATTCGTTGTTTTTTGGTGGTGTTGGCTATGTATTACGTTTTATTTTACAATTATATTGTCAATTTTATTATATATTAACATAAATAATAAATTATAAAAATTATAAAATATTGCAGAATCTTATACATATATATACATATAACGTGAAAATGATACGCGAACCATATTTTAGTATATTTGGAATTATTGTTGTGATTCTCGCGGTGGGACTTTTTTGGAGAATGAGCGACAATGACTGGCGCGTAATTGAGGGCGCTACCGATATGCAAGCGTCAACGACTGCCGCCACTACCGCATTCAAAATCAAGAGTTCAAGCGGAGTCGAAACACCCGCATTCAAATTCAACAGTTCAAGCGGTGTCGAAACAGGTTCTCTCGAAGTATCTACCGAGCTTGTGCTTAAAAAGGATGGCGTCATGATTTTGACACTCCCGAAAGAAATGAAAGTTCCTGATATTAAGAAACTTGCAATTACCACAATTACGTCGTCTTCTGGTGCCGCTCGCTACATGTTGGATGGCGTAACCAACGTGTGCGATTCCAACGATTTGGGTGATTTGTTGAGCGGCGGAGGCACCATACTGCCGTGCGACGGAGAAACGAAAATTAAAATCATTATGGCCGATACATCCGATATTAAAGATTTTACGATTGCACAACCTGTCTCGTTTAAACTGTCAGGATTATACACACCAGTCGCTACACCTGTGAAATTTGAAATACGGACGGAACAATCATTCAGGATTCATGATGCGGTCGATATTCCGGGAGTGACGGCTGCATCGACCACCGACAAGGGCGACGTTCTGGCGAATGGTTGTAAATTTAAACTGACACTCACCGATGATACACCCGAAGCAACTGACGTTACCGTGAAATACGATTTTAGTTTTACACCTGCATCTGCATTTAAAATAAAAAGTGGAAGCAAGCTGTATTTTTTATATAGCGACGACTTCATGCTTCCAAATGCAGGCGACATAAAAATTGCAGTGAATGGAAACACTGTGCTGGATTCCGATAAGGTTGAATATACGCTACAATCGAAAGAAAAATGCGGAACTCCTTCCAAGGCCCAGATGGACCAGATGTCGCAGATGGGAATTCCCAAATTTGAGAGCGAGTTGAAGCTCTGCACAAAATATTATATGCTCGAGCTGAAAAAGGATATCGACATTAACGAATCTGGAAAATTGGCGGTGAGCCTTCTTGGAATGACCAACCCACCATTCTATCCAGCTCATGCACCGGAAGGCAATCGCGACTACCTGGTGAAACCGTTTAATTCGGCAATGTGCATAATGGTGCTGGATACGAGCAAGGGTAGAGTGCTGATCACTCCTCTTGCCGAAAGCTATTCAAACGTTGGTGCATACTTTCGCGGAAATTATCCTGTAAAGAACAAGAAAAGTGCCAATGGGGGGCGGCGCGATGAAGACGGTGATGGCGTGCACGGCGATGATGCAGCGGAAACTCGCAGTAAACAAAGTCGACCTGCCCCAAGCTCGCGCGCGGCAAACGTCTATACGGTCAACTATTTTTACGACGGGCAAGGTGCGGGCGAATATGGATACATTGCTCGACCTGATATTTTTGGCACCACGCCGTATTCATATGACAGTGGTCGCGGAGGACTGGGTTCATCTGATAAATACATTGCAAAACAATATAGGGACCTTGAAGAAAAGAAGCGGTTGCAGAAGCAAATGGCGAGTGGTGCCGCTGGCGTTGTTGGACAAATCTCCCCGCCTATGGGCGTTCCACCAAGCACTTTAAATGGTGACGTCCAGCCTTATACATCTGAGATTAGATTTTGATTGGTGGTATCATTATCCACGGGCGAAGTGTTTTACGATAACAATTATACCCAACAAAGCGATGAAATAATTAACTATCTTGTGGTGTTTTACTGAGGGTGAGAATAGTGGGGCAACGCAAGAAATAGCGGAACATAAGTAGCCTACGGTTACCATGACTACAATAAAGAACGGGATTGTTACAGCATCTGCGGCTAATAATGCAAAAAGAATTATAATACCAATTGTTCTAATTATGATTGCAAAATCCTTCAATTTCATGAGTTTTTATTGTTAAAACGTTAAAACGTTAAAGGTTAAAAGTATTGGAAATGTATATAATTTTATTTATTTATTATGTATAAATATAAAAAATAAAAAACAATTTAAATGCATGTTACCATTATGAACCACAAATATACTCACTCGAAATATATTATGCATACCAATACGAATACGAAGACAAATTACGACAATGCCAACGGAAGTTGTCCCGCAGTTCCCATTCTTTATATAGAAGAATCGGTAAAGCGATATTATGACGTTAAAAAGAAGGTAAAGAGTGAGAACGGCGGCACTCGAACGCGCGTTTCAAAGAAAAAGTATTACGACATCGACTGGCGGTTCTATATGATATATCGATTTGGAAATTATATCGTGTGTGGCACTCGATGCCCCATGTATGATTACTACAATGACAAGTGGCCGGTTGTTTCATTATCGTTTACATCAGCATATGATGCGTATGACTATATCATGTTGTTGATTGGCAACCACAACAAGGTGAATCTCACGCTATACGTTTCCCGATTAGGCGGCTGTGTGACCGATTTGTCGTTCGCCCAGCCTACCGGAGACAGGTTCAGAGAGCTCGATGATGAGCGCAGCATCCGCCGAAACGAGCTTACCGGGTATGACCGCATGTCTCCCGAAGCATCCTATTCCCCAAGCGGAGGAACCGTTTCAAAAATGATGTCAATGCTGGCTTCTGCTGCAAATGGCAACAGCATTGTGCCTTTCATTTCTTCTCGATGCACTTCGTCTCGAGAGACCGAATGGTGCTCTACGTGCAGATGTTATAATGCCGGCGTCAATAATAATGAAAATTGCGACATGGTCAATGGTGGTGAACAAGATACACGCGCTCAAGATGAAGGTGAAGAACCAACACAAGTGAATACACACAACGATGACGACCACGACATTCAATACGACGATTATTACGACTATGTGGCACAGGACCATTCATCGTGAGACGCTCACCACACCACAGCACATAATAAATAATAAATAGGCATTGCATTAGCGCATCACCTATATTTAAATCATTAAATAATTTATCATTTTTACAATGACAAATTATTCCATTATTTTGACTTGAAAAGCTTACAGCTTCAAGGGGGTGGGAAATCCGACCAGGTTGGCGCCAATACCGAAGCCGGCACCTGTGCGCGCAGACACTGCCATACTGGGAATATAAGTGTCCAAAATGCTAAACGTGGCCGCGGCGGTAAGCGCAATCAGCGCCACCTCGTCCAAATTGAGCGAGCGTTTGGGAATGGCGTATGCCGCAATTGCAACCATAACACCCTCGACTAAATACTTAATCGTTCGTTTTACGAGTTCTCCTAAATCAAACATGCCTGACATTTGCTTTTTGATGTATGTTATTTATATATGCTATGATATTTTATAAATATTGAAAAGAAAAAAATATTTTACTTTGAATTTGAAAATATTTGTGCACGACGTTTTATTTTGCCTTTTTGCTTATTATTATGTTTATTTGTTTATTTCATTAAAAAATACTTAAAACTGTCATGCCGTAAATAATAAAATAATATAATATAACACATATTTATAATATTACTTATATATACCATATATACCAATCCAATGTCGTCTAAGCCTAATAACGCTCCATCCGGTGTTACCACAAAGGATAATCCTAAGTATGTTGACCTTTTGGAAGAAGATAAGCCAATCGCTGGACAAAAATTCGCGTGTTTGTCATTTGTGTCTCCGGAACACATTCTGGAACAAAAAGAGCACTTTTATTTCCGGGAATTCCTAAAAGTGTGGGAATTCAATAAGGCAGTCGAGAAGTATACCCAGTTTATCAACTTCATTGCATACAAGTACAATCTGGATTTCAACAAATTGTCAGAGGATTTTCAGGCATTTGTCAAAGAAGAGAAACCTGAACTCCTAAAGACGTCCATTGCTGACGAGTACAAGACATTCGTCGACAATCACGAGGAACAGCTGGAGGCGGAATTCAACTCTCGTCACGATTTCCAGACCTCCATTCGCGGTCTTAAAGTTCGTGGCGTGTATCCCACGCAAAAAGAAGCGGAGCTGAGGTGCAAGCTGCTGCGCGAAGTTGACCCGAATCACGATGTCTATGTCGGTCCGGTGGGAATGTGGATGCCGTTTCACCCGGAGGCCTACAAGACTGGGCGTGTAGAATACATGGAGGAGACGCTAAACCAGCTGATGAACGAAAAGAAAACGAACGAAGAGAAGGCGAAGCAGGAATTCGACAAGCGCGTGAAGGATGCGAAGCAGAAGGCGATGGAGGAGAACCAGCGCAATGCGGAGAAATCGGGCAACAAGCTCACACAAACGCTGACTAAAGAAGGGGAGCTGGTAAATGTGGCTCACATGAATGACGACGAGTTGTTCAGCACCTCGGAACAGGTGAGGAAACAGTTGTTTGAGGGTGAGAATATTGTCACATCGTCTGACAACGACCATGGTCTTAGTGGAATCCTGGAACGGCAGAAGCAGCGGCAGGCGCAAGATAATGCCAGTTCGACAAGGGACCTGGAAGAAGTTGATTAGCATGTTTCGTTTCGATTCGATTCGATTCATTGATTGATTGATTGATTCATTGATTCATTGATTCATTATATATTAATGAAACAATGCAATATACTTTATTACCACCGGGTCTTATTTACTTTAATGCGCGGACCCTGGCCCTTCTTTTTCACGTTGGACGGGTCATAATTCTCCTCCTCATCGTCGGAGTTCATATCCTTTGATATTTCCCAGAACTCCTTTGACCCGAGCTTGAACGGACCGTGCTGCTGCGCTTTATACCACGAAATCTGGTCCTGCAACTTGTTGGATTTCACGTTGTTGTTGATAACGAGGCACTCAAAGTTCTCGGTGCACTGGTCCATCACCTGGCAAAACGACTCGAATGTTGGAAACATGCCGGCGTAATTCTCGTAAATGCGTTTGCGGTTGGCAATGTAGGGTTCGCGCAGAATGAACACGTAGTCGATGTTCGTGCGCAGATTGGGCGGGATACCGAGCGGATACTGCATCGTGATGACGAGCATGATTTTCCAGTGACGACCGTTCATGAAGAGCAGGCGCATCATCACGTCCTTGGTCCACTTGTTGTCATACAAGCAATCGTCCAGCACCACAAACGTGCGCGGGTCAATGGTCGATTTCTTGTATGTCTCGATTTCCTTCTTCATCTGTTTTAGCACCGCCTTCTGGCGTTTCAAAATGTTTTCTATGATTGCGGTATTGTACTGGTCGTGAATGAAGAGCTTGGGGACGTGTTCTCCGAAGAAACCGTTTCCCGCTTCCGTTCCCGAAATGACGGTGCCGATCGGGATATCTTGGTGGTAGTACATTAAATCTTGAATAAGGAAACTCTTTCCGGTATCTCTGCGGCCAATAAGCACAATGACTGGACCTTTGTTTTCATTGGGTTTGAAACTGATGGACCGCATATCGAATTTCGAAAGTTCTAAATTCATTTTATCTTGGATTTTGTATGATAAATTAATAATTTAATATGTGAATATACTATATATTTGCGAATTAAACGATAATATTTTATATATAATATTGTATTGGTTATTAAACTTAAATTTTTACATGGATACTGATAAATTCAAATCCATATTTAATGAAAAATATTTGAAAAACAGCGCCGCTGCTAATAGTAACGACACCAAAGATACCGATGATAATAGTGATCCGGAAGGCAAATATTATAAATACTGTCGAGATTTTAGAGATCAAGCTAACCAATCTAAAAATTATTTGATTTATCATAAAAAGGATGATATTATTAAATCTCGTGGTGATACAATTGAGATTTCGGGCAATGCTGACATAGACAAATTAATAAATGTAGAATATATTAAAGTGGATGATTTATTCGCATATGTTATAATAACAGCAAAAGCTGATGATGGTAAACTATACGACCACCTATTGTTGGCTAAAATAAAAAATGTTCTTGAAATTGGAGCCAAACATATGATTATTGCAAGATATTATAATGAGAAGCG